AAAATGGTGTTACGGCGTTACTGGTGTTACACCGCCCTTGGCGGCCTAGCCGTCGCTAAGCAACAACCCATCGAGTCGCATTATGCGAAGTGCGTTATGTAAAATCAGACCACAAGGAAAAATGACACCATGCGTAAAGACCTAAGAGACGATCAGGCCTTCAGGTATGCCTACACCTGGGAGAAGGTACGCGCGCCCCGTACAGAGCGATACAGAGCGTCTCAGGCGGTATTCTGGTGGGTAGTCGTGGCTACACTTGCAACGCTCATGGGCGTGGCTGCCAAACACCACTGGTTTGGGCTAGGTTGATTCCGGGCCAACATCGGCCTATTATCGGCCCATGAGCCCAGCCTCCGGACGCGCGTCACGAGAACGATCCCTTCAGGCTGGGAGTCGTCGCATCGACATGATGCTTCCGGTGGATACGCTGATGAAGCTAGAGGCTCTATGCGCCTATGCCGAGCTACCCAGCCGAAACGCCACCATCATCCGCGCCATTGACATGGCCTACGACGGGCTGTATGACCGCCTCCAAGGGAATTCATGACCGAGGATACGACCATGCAAGGATGGCTCACAGGGTTGCCGCAGGAAGCGGGTTGGTATTGGGTACGCAGCGCCACGGGCGCCGAATCCGTCGTTCAGGTCGTTCAGACGGCCGCCGATGGGATGACGGTTCGTCCGGGGCTTCGCGTGGTGAACTACACGCTTTCTGGCGGCGAGAACTGGTACGGACCGCTCGATGCACCTGTGTTTGAGGATCCTGCTCCATGAGCAAGCTTTCCGCCTTCGACCGCGCTTTGGGTGTTCAGCCGACGGATGGACGGTTACGCCCGGGCGTGCCTGGTTACGGCAAGGGTGATCCGTCGCCCAATCCCAAGGGCCAGGGTTCGAAGTCGCACCGGTTTGCCGCGCTGTGTCGCGAGAAATCCCCCGAGGCGCTGGAAAAGATTGTCGAATGCATGCGACAGACCGATGACATGCGATTGGCGCACGACGCCGCAAAGACGATCATCGAACGCGGGTTCGGCAAGGCTCCGATGACGGTGAACCTGGATTCGGACAAGCCGATCACCCTAGTGCAGATGACCGACGAACAGCTGATGGCTATGGCCACGCAACAGGCCGGCGTGCTGCTGGAGCATGACGACCTATGATCTACGCGCTATGGATAGTCATCATTGGGGTGATAGCATTCCTGCTATGGCTTCATGAGCTGTCCAAGCATGACTAGTGTCGCCGATGCCGCAAAGGAAATCCTAAGGCGTCGCCGTTGCCGCGAGTCGCTGGTGGGTTTTGCGCAGGGAATCGATGTCCCTGGACGTCCGATAGGCGATGACGACAACGCTTGGATTTTCAATCCGGTCGAGTCGCCTCTTGCGCAGCACCATATCATCATTCTTGAGGCGTTTCAGCGGTGCGTCGAGCGTGACAACGGAAGGCTGATGATCTTCGCGCCGCCTGGATCGGCCAAGTCGTCGTATGCGTCCGTCGTCGGGACCAGCTGGGCGGCTGGTTCGTTTGACGACTATCGCATCATCCTTGCGTCATATGCGCAGCACATCGCTGACAAGCAGTCACGCCGCGCCAGGCAGATATGCCGATCCGACAAGTTCCGTTCGGCCATGGGATGCGAGATTCCCAAAGGCCAGGAGGCCGTGAATCAGTGGGCGCTGACTAACGGATCGGAATTCATGGCGGCTGGCATGCTATCGGGTATCACCGGATCGCGTGCCGATCTCGTGGTCATCGATGATCCCATTTCGGGTCGTGAGGATGCCGATTCCGAGCGCATTCGCGACAAGACCTATGATGCTTATCTTGACGATCTGAAGACTCGCTTGAAGCCCCGAGCCTCGCTGGTGATCATCCAGACCCGATGGCATGAAGATGACCTTTCGGGACGTATCCTGCCTGATGGGTATGGCGGCGCGTCGGGGACGATTCTATGCCGGGATGGGTTTGAGTGGGAAGTTCTCAACATCCAGGCCAAGTCGGAACGGTTGGATGACCCGCTGGGTCGCCCGTTGGGCGCATACATGTGGCCCGAATGGTTCGACGAGATGCACTGGGCGCAGTACGAGAACGATCCATCCCCACAGGCGCAGCGAACCTGGCGCGCGCTGTTCCAGCAGCGGCCATCGGCAGACTCGGGTGGATTCTTTGAGCGCGCATGGTTCGATGGCGGCGTGGATTCTTCAGGGCGTGAACGCAAGACGGCCCGGTACAAAGCCAAGGACTTACCCAAGCTGGATCGCCTGCGGATCTTCGGTGGTTCCGATTGGGCGGTCACCGAAAAGACCACAGCTGATTATACCGAACACGGCGTATGGGGCATGGATGATGCGGGCGAGATTTGGGCTTTGGACTGGAAAGCCGGTCAGGTGAATTCCGAGAAAGGCGTCGAGATGAATATCGACCTGATCAAGGAATGGCGTCCTGTAGCGTGGTATGGCGCGCGTGGTAAGGACGAGAATGCCATTCAGCCGTTCCGTGACCGGAGGATGATCGAAGAGCGCGCCATGACGGTGATCGAGCTACTTCCCGAGTCCGAGGATAAGCAGGCTAAAGCGCAGTCGTTCCGTGCGATGGCATCCATGGGTCGTATACATTTCCCGGCCGACTCGCTATGGGCGGAGCGGGTGATATCCCAACTGGTGCGGTTTCCGGTGGGGTCGCATGATGACGCGGTGGACGTATGCGCACACGCCGGACGAGCCGTAGACCGGATGTGGAAGCCCAAGAGCGATCCGAAGAAGGACGAAAAACCACGGTTCTTGCACGACATGACGGCAGCCGAGGTGTTCGACTTGGATAACCGGTATGGCCGGCGGACGGGGGTGGAGAGGATATGAACGCGGTCTTGACAGTCGTTCAGGTAACTGTGATAGCCTACCTCACAGCGATTTTACTTTTCCGTCTTGACCGGGAGCGGCGATGAACGAGCAGGGGTTTACGCCCGCGCAAGGCGGGACGCTGACATACGCCGGAACTGGAGCATCGGTGAATCAGGTGATCACGGTCGGTGCGGCGATGCAGGAAGTGATGGTTCAATCGGCTGGTGGTGGTGTGGCTAACGTACGATTTGGCACCTCGACGCAGACAGCGGTAGCGACGGACTTCCCGGTGTTGCCTGGCGCGATCTACCTGATGACCATCGGCAACGCGAATAATGTTGCGGTCCTAGCGCCCTCCGGCACGACGGTTTATGTGACACCCTGCGAGGGGTCGTGATATGGGTTTTAAGGCGGTCGTCCCCGTTTCATCGGCCAGTCCTGGCCCTATCGGCGCGACGACGCCGAGCACCGGACGATTCACTGGCCTGCAGGCCGGGATCGTTTCGAAGAATGCAGCGTACACGGCCACCTCAGCCGATTTTACGATTCTCTGCAATGCGACGACCGCCGCTTTTTCGATCACATTGCCAACGGCAGCTTCCCAGCCGGGGCGTATCTACAACGTCAAGAAAACCGATGCGTCCGCTAACGCCGTGACGATTGCGCCCAACGCCGTCGACACCATAGACGGCGCGGCGAACCGGGCGGTAGGGACGCAGTTTTTGAATGTCCAGTTCCAGTCGGACGGCGTGAACGGCTGGTGGGTTCTGTAAAAATAAGGCGCAAGGATGCGGCCATGTCATACGATCCGATTGATAACACGGCTCCAGCGTTCGGCATACCGGTTACGGGGTCGCCGTTTACGTACCAGAATACAACCGCCACGAATCTGTCGGTGGTAGTTAGCGGCGGAACGGTCACGGTGATCAGTTACTCCAGGGATGGCACGAATTTCTTCCCGGTCGGCTTGCTGGCCGGGATGTTTTTGGTTAACCCTGGCGATTACCTTCGCGTAACTTACCTCACCACACCCACCTTGACGGCTATCCCCACCTAATGGCAAAGAAATCCGCAAAGAAGCCAGATCCCACGGGCGTGGACCCGGAATATTCGGCCTATCTTGCGGAAATCACGCTTTACGACCGGGATTCGCACAAGTTCACCGAGCGCGGGAAGAAGATCAATAGGCGTTATCTGGACGAGCGTAATGATGCCCAGTTATCGGCGTCCCGGTTCAATATCCTATGGTCCAACACCGAGACGCTGGTTCCGGCCTGCTACGCCAAGACACCCGTGCCCATCGTGGAGCGGCGCTACAAGGACAAGGACCCGGTGGCACGCTGGGGATCAGAGGTCATCGAGCGCGCCCTGACGTATTTTATGGACTGCGGGCAGTTCTCATCGATCATGGAGCAGTGCGTGATCGACAAGCTTCTTCCTGGCCGCGGTACCGCATGGGTTCGATATGTGCCGAAGATCGGGGCTATCCAGGTCGAAGGTAACGAAACCGAGCCTGGTGCCGAAGAAGTCTACGACGAAGAAGTGGTGAGCGATTACGTGCATTGGACCGATTTCGGCCATAACGTGTCGAGGACGTGGGATGAAGTCTGGCTGGTCTGGCGAAAGGTATACCTGACTCGTCAAGAGCTCGTTACCCGCTTCGGTGAAATCGGTAACGACCTGCCGCTGGACTATACGCCAGATTCGGTATCGAAAGATGCCGCAATGAAGAAGGCGTGCATTTACGAATGCTGGGATAAGAAGAAAATGCGGGCGGTATGGCTGTCAAAAGGCCATCAGGCGATGATCGACAAGAAAGACGATCCCTTGGAATTGCCGGGGTTTTTCCCGTCTCCGCGACCGATGTTCGCCACGCTGAACAACACATCACTGTTCCCTGTGGCGTACTACACCGAGTACCAGGACCAGGCCAACGAACTGGATAACCTGACGTCGCGTATTACGTCGATCACCAAGGCGCTGAAGGTAGCCGGCGTCTATGACGTGTCTGCCGAGGGGATGGCTCGATTGCTGTCCGAGGGTGTCGAAAACCAGTTGATTCCGGTAGAACGGTATTCGGCGTTAAAGGATAAGGGCGGCCTTCAGGGGAGTTTCGAGCTTTGGCCGCTGGATCAGATCGCCGATACGCTGATGAAGCTGTACCAGGCACGCGATCAGGTCAAGCAGGATTTGTATGAGATTTCCGGCATGCCTGACATCATTCGAGGGTCTTCTAACCCCGAAGAGACGGCGACGGCGCAGAAGATCAAAGGTCAGTTCGGTTCGATGCGGCTGCGAAAGATGCAGGATGATGTGCAGCGGTATTGCCGTGACGTGTTGGTGTTGCAGGGCTGCATCCTGGCTAAGCAGTTTTCTTGGAAGACGTTGCGCGCGGTGACCGGCATCAAACTGCTGACGAATGAAGAAAAGCAGCAGTTCGCCGCGCAGGCGCAAGCAGCGGCGCAAGCGAAGATGTCCGGTAATCAGCCCATGCCAGTGCCGCAAGCATCCGGTGCTCAAGCGCCGCCCGCTGAAATCCTTGAGCTACTTACCGAGCCGACATGGGAAGACGTCGAAGCCCTATTGCGCGACAACGCACAGCGCGGATTTCGGGTCGATATTGAAACCGATTCCACGATTGGTTCGGATGATGAGACCGAAAAGGCAAACCGGATGGAGTACATCCAATCCGCCCAACAGATGATTACCCAGGCGATTCAGGGCGCTCAGCAGCAACCGGAGTTGGCGCAATTGTCGCTGAACATGCTCATGTTCGGCCTGCGGTCGTTCAAGTCAGGCCGCACACTTGAAGGCCAGATCGAAAATACCCTGTCGGCGCTAGAAGAAAAGGCGAAGACCAATCCGGCGCCTGATCCGAACCAGCAGGCCATGGATCAGATGAATATGCAGATGCAGCTTGAGCAGGTAAAGCAGCAGGGTCAGCAGCAGACTGAGCAGATGAAGATCCAGGCGCAAGCGGCGCTGGCGCAGCGAAACGCTGAACTACAGAATCAACTGGAGGCGTCCAAGCAGGCGTTCCAGGCGCAACAGGCGGCGCAGGAAACGCAATTGGAAGCCCAGCGCAATGCCGCCGAGCGCGATAATGAAATGGCGCTGGAGCAGTTCAAGATCAACAAACAGATGGAATTGGAACAATTCAAGGCCAATCTCCAGGCAGAGACGCAGATTACCATCGCCCGAATCAATGCCGCCGCCAAGGTCCAGTCGGCCGAGGTCCAGGCACAGCCCGATCCCGGCATTGCTGAGCCTTACGTGGCCTCCCAGGAGGCGCATACCTGATGCCTATGTACGATTCCCGGTGCCTTAACTGCGGCGAGACGTTTACGACGTACCGGCGCATGGCGGACTGTGATGATTTGCCCGAATGCTGTGGCGTGACGACTGCCAGGGTGTACTCGGTGCCGATGGTATCGGCGGATATCGCGCCTTATCAGGCTGTAGGCTACGACAAGAAGACCGGAGGGATGCCATTCATCACATCTCGCCGGGAACACAAGGAATATCTTCGCCGGAACGGTTATCACGAGGTGGAAACCAGTTTCCGGTCACGAAACGAAGTCAAGGGCGACTTCGATATGAAAAGGGATCTCATCAACGCGGTAAAAAAGGTAACCGGACACTGATATGGACCCCGAACTGATCGAATCCACTGCCGTAGAGCCTGTCGAGCCCCAGGACGCGCCAGAAATCGAATTGTCCCTTCGCGAGCAGATCGAATCGGGGTTGGAAGAAGCCCGTCAGCGCGACGAACAGGGCCGATTCACGGCGGCTGAAAAGGCCCAGGCGCGGGCCAATGTGGCGGCAAAGGTGCATAAAGAGGCGCCTGTGGCGCCCGAAGACGTGCCGTTTCCTGCTTCCCTGAAAAAGGAGCTACAGGATAAATGGGGCACGCTGCCGCCGGACGTCCGCAAGGCATGGGCCGAGCGCGAGGCCGAAGTACACAAGGGATTTACCAAGCATGACGAAGAACGGGTGTTTGGCAAGCAGCTTCGGGATGTGATCACTCCCTATGAGGCGATCATACGGGCCGAAGGTGGCACGCCGGCATCTGCCGTCCAATCGCTGCTCAATACGGCCTATGTCCTTCGAACCGGCACGCCTACCCAAAAAACGGAGCTGTTCAAACAGCTGGCCATGACCTACCAGGTGCCTATTGCGGAACTGTTCCGTGAAGTGCAGAATCAACCCCAGATTCACCCGGCCATCGCATCGCTTGAGCAGCAGATTGCCCAGCTCAAGCAGGAGAGAGAGGCCGAAGTTGCCCAACGGCAGCAGCAGGAAGTCCAACAGATTCACGGCACGATTGACCAATTCAAGGCCGAACCAGGACATGAGCATTTCGATCAGGTGAAGTACGCCATGGGCGTCATGATCCAGAACGGATTGGCTGATGGCCTGCAAGACGCCTACGACAAGGCAGTCTACGCCGACCCACAGCTACGTTCCACGCTCATCCAGAGTCAAACGGGTGAGGCGAAACGAGCAGCGGAAACCGCCGCGCGCGTGGCAGCGGCGCGCAAGGCAGGATCCAGCGTCAGCGGTTCACCCGGCTACGGTACGCCGGGGACCACCGTACCGGATCGAAGCCTGCGCGAAGAGCTTATGGCGCAGTTGGAAAACGCCAGAGCCCAATAATCCCCTCTCATTTCGTCTAAAGGAGTGCCATCATGGCATTGCTCAACCCCAGTAGCACCATGACCGAAATCGTGACCACCACCCTGCGCAATCGCACGGGCAAGCTGGCCGATAACGTCACCAAGAACAACGCCCTCCTGAATCGCCTGAAGAAAAAGGGCAATGTGAAGACGGTTTCTGGCGGCCGCACCATTGTCCAGGAACTTGAATACGCCGAAAACGGCACCTACAAGCGGTATTCGGGCTACGAAGCTCTGAATATCTCGCCATCGGATGTGTTCACGGGCGCAGAGTACAACTACGCCCAGGCAGCGGTGGCCGTGTCGATTTCCGGCCTGGAGATGATCCAGAATTCCGGTGATGCGGCGATCATCGACCTGCTGGAATCGCGGATCAAGAACGCCGAAAAGACCCTGACCAACAACATTGCCCTGGATTGCTACTCCGACGGATCGGCCGATGGCGGTCGTCAGATTGGCGGACTGGCGTTGTTGGTGTCCAAGACCCCGACGACCGGCGTAGTGGGCGGTATCGACGC